TGATGTATATTATAATTCCACATGTGGAACAAATAACACACAAGATGTTCCCCTGCTTGTCCGATCCTGCTAGTGGGTAATCGCCCAATTTTCTCCGTACCCGAACTCACCTGTAAGGGGGATTCTAAATTTGTAAGTATCCCCTGCAATTCCAATTGCTCGTACTGCAATCCTTCCGATTTCATCTTCAATTCCTTCTCGAACTAACATTTGAATTTCGTCATGGACAAATGCAACTTGTGCGTAGTCTTTTCCGTACTCATACTCAGACTCCTGAAGTATCCTATCCAGTTCAACAACCCATCGTTTACAAATGATTGCACCTGCTGATTGCAGTAGAGTGTTTAATGCAGCGTGTTCCGATCTGATCGGTACTTTTCGACCATCCAGACCTAAGACCCATCCCTGTTTTGCACGTTTTTGAACTGCTTTTTTGAGGTTCTTTAATGCAGGTAACTGTGTAAGAAATTTATCCTTTAACTTCTTACCTTCCTTTGCCCCTTTACCAACGATCTGACCGATCTTGTTGTCTCCTGCACCATACAGGAAACCGTATATGAAAGTCTTCGCTTGATCCCTAGTAGGAAGTCCAGCAGCTTCTTGATTGGCAGTATGAATATCACCCTCAAGAAGGATCTTACCGTATGAGCCACTGTCAAACCTCCCCATATAATGAGCCAAACACCGCAGTTCAAGCCCAGAAATGTCAGTTCCCAAAAGGGAAAAGCCCTCATCTGATTTAAAAAGCGTTCTGCACTGCTTCCCATAGGGTGCTTTAACGCTCGGAACTTGAGCGAGGTTCGGATGCGAATGAGAGCAGCGACTCGTGATTGACCCCATTGTGTTAACCCTACCATGTAACCTTCCATTTCTTTCAAGTTTTAGCCATGCTTGATCCCCTTCTGCAAGTTGACCAATGCGTTTATTTAACATGAAATACTCTGCCATCAATTGTGCTTCAGGAAAGTCCAAGGCAAGTAAAACCTTTTCGTCCACCTTTGCTTCACCTGAAGGTGTGAAGTCCTGTGGTTCCCACTCTCTTAACTCTCTTAAACGCTTTGCAATGTGTTGTCTTGAGTTAGGATTGAAGTTCACAATCTTTATCTTGTGATACAATCCTTTCTTACGTTCTCCTTCGTCTAAGATCCAAGAACCAAACGCATCTCTTAGTTCTTTGTAAAGAATAGAACGTCTTTCTGACAACTCAGCGTAAAGAGAAGCTGCTTTGGAGATGTCAAAAGGAAATCCATAGTGCTCCTGCTGATAACAAATGTCTGCTACCTTGTGTTCAAGATCAGATGCCTGTTCAGAAGTCTTGTCTTGAACTACGTTGTACAATTCTTCTGTTACTTCAACATCTTGGATACAGTATTCAACCATCTCATCTGATAGTTCTGTGAATGCATTTGCACTCTTACCGTAATCACCTTTGAACTTCTGTAATCTATATCCCCATGCTTCCAGGGAATGACTACCCCAATACTTAGTTATCATCACCTTAGACTTTGCATCACGTGCTCTCATGTCTGGATAGATCAAACGTGAAAGTACCAATGTGTCAGTCACCTGTGAAATGTCTATTGTGAATCCGTAAAGACGTTTTAATACCTCAAGATCATACCCAATAAGGTTGTGTCCAATGAGATGTTGGTCCTGTACATGGGCAAGACCCTCACGAATCTCACCATCAGTCTTCATGACCCATCGTTCACCTGTCTCTACATTCTTCATGACGATAACGAACACCTTTGTAACTGTGTCCAACAAACCGTCTGCTTCTAAATCAAGGATGTACTTGCTCATAATAGCTACCTCGCTTTAGTAGGTTCCTATATGCAGGTTGAAAGCACGTGCTAAGAAATAATATGCAAAACCCAACTGTCAAAACGGATCTAATTTTTTCCATTAAAAATCCGAGGCTTCATCTTTCTTGTTAAACCCATAAGGATCGTCATCAGACTCATGATCGAAGTCTACTTCAGTCATTCGACCTGTCTCTTTTGAGTACTCAAGTTTAGATGCTATACCAGTTTCACCTGTCCATCTGTTCTTTAGCACTCTAATAGTAGTCAGATTAGGATTCTCACCTTGTTGGTCACGTTCACACCCGATACAAAGGTCTGATAGTTGGGCTATACCGTGACTTCCTCTAAGTTGACTGAGAGAGGTACGTGCTCCATCTTCATGACCCTTATCACCGTTTGGTCTGCGTAGATGAGAGACTAATATGAGTCCACACTGCACTTCTTCTACAAGTGAGCGTAATTTAGTCATAATATAGTCAAGCATCCTTCTTTCATCACCTCCTTGCATACCTGAGATGACAATACTAATGTGGTCAAGAATCAAATACTCACACCCTAGACTCTTAACCATGTAACGGAGTTTGTTGAGTAGATGTTCAGGGTCCATACTTCCCCAATGGTCATAGAGAAATAAGTTTCCTGTTCCTAGTGTCTCATCAAAAGCCTTCTTGAGTTCCTCTTCCTCTACTTCAACATTTTGAAGGTGTATAGGTTTGTTCAGGTATAACCCAACAAAACCTAGTGCAGTCCTTCTGTTGTTCTCCTCTAACGCTAAGTACCCAACTTTATGACCCATAAGCATAAGATGGTTAGCTATCTCTCTACATACCTGAGACTTACCTACACCACTTCCTGCTGTAATGGTAACAATTTCACCCTTACGGATACCTTGAGTCATTGAGTTAAGGGAATTAAAAGGATATGGAGATGACTCCATCTGCTCCTGTGAAGCGATCAGGTTCCATAAATCCTTGGCATCAATAATACCGTCTGGTCTATGGACTTTTGCTCCCCATATAGCATCAACCATCTCTCTTTCTCGTCCATCCATTACCATGTCGGAAGGGTCTTTCAAAGGGAGTGATGCTACCTTAACTTTCCCTGGAGAGAATAATGGAACACAGTCTTCAACAGCTTTTACTCCTGCATCATCTTGATCGAACATCAAGACTACTGTTTCAAACTGCTCAAGCCATTCCAGTTCACGTGCTAAAGCCTTCCTAGCTCCAGCAGCACCGTTAGGGATACTGACCACAGGCCACTTGTTTCCCAAGGCTTGCGACAGTGAAAGTGCATCTATTTCACCTTCAACTACCGTTACCATCTTTCCACTATCCCTCCAGAGATGCTGTCCGTAGAGTCCAGCTTCTTTTAAATCTCCTATAAATAGGAAATCTTTATTAGGGAATCTAAGTTTCTGTGCAACTACATGTCCCTGCTTTTTATAGTTAGCAATCTGGACTTTCTTACCTTTAAAAGTACCAGTTGTGTAGTTCCACTTTTCTACTGTCTCAGGACGTATCTTACGTTTCCTGAGTTCTTCACATGTACCTTCTACAAAATCCACTTGTTCCACCCTCTCGTCATTATGTTTAGAATCACGATAACCACATCCAGGTGAGAAGCACCAAGAGTGACCATCATCATATAACGCAAGATTATCTTGAGAACCGCATCTGGGACACGGAACATGATCCACACACCTAGATTCCTCTTCCATTATATATCTTCTTCAGACTCCCATTCTTCACCACTAGCTGAACATGCCTTTAACTGTGTGATGTATGTGAATCCACTCGCTTTAAGAAAAGTTTTAAACTGGTCTAACACTTCTCCTAAATACTCTGCTTCAAACTTCATGGTTACAGAACGGTCCCAATCCTGTTCAGATCTCCATATAGAGTCCTTCCCTGGATTCCATCCTGCTTCCATCTTTAATGTGAATCTCTCTGTGTAATCCACATCATCCTCGTACTCTTCTTTAACAGTTGTAGTGTGGACTTCTTCACTACTACCTTCATCTTCTGCTTCGATTTCTTCTTGTAACATTTTTCTGATACTGAGCATGTTTACGTTTTTTACGTTCTTTAATCCACTGTTTAGGTACTGTTCCTTCTGAGTACAGGAAGTTATATTTGTTGCACCATTCGGCACATGTCATCTTTGATCCCTGTACTCTAGAATTGACATTCTGGAAAACAAATCTGAGGTCTATCTCAGGATGTTGTTTCTGAATTGCTCTGTGCTTTCGTTGGTCTGCACTTCTAAAGTATCCTTTAACTTCAACGTGGATTTGATTTGGCAACAGAAAGTCAGGTTTGTATTTACGTGTGACTGAATAATCTATCCAAGCCCATTCGTACTCATACTTAACTCTCTGGTCTTCTAAATTTTCTGCAACGGATGCTTCAAGTTTAGAACGATACTTGTTTTCAGAAGTCTTCTTCGTCTTCTGTGTCTCCTTCGTATCCTTCTTCTGCTTTAAATCCACTGCCGAGATCGTCTTCTGAGGCTTCAAAACCTTCCTCTTCTGAGAACCCAAGTTCAGATGTTGGTACATATTCCACCAAGTTAAGGACTTGAACCGCATCCATATACATTTTCACTCCATCACCCCCTGGTGATTTATAAAGGCTAGGACGAAAGGAAACTTTAAGTTCACTTCCAGATCCAACATTCACCTTAATAGGATTCAACTTAGAATCGACCACATTTATAGTGACCGTCCTTACTGAATTATCTTTCTTGGAACGAAAGACTCCGTTTTGTTTGAAGGAAAAGAGAATCTCATCTCCGTCTTCTTGATAGGGAGGCTGTGCCTTACGTTTGGATTCGTACTGCTCCCAACAATCATCAAGCCAGCCATCAATCTTCTTCATGAAGGCTTTAGCTGATTTTGATGAAGCAGGTAATGCAAGTTTGACAATATACTCACCATCTTCCTTAAACTTGGTAGATGGTTTGTCAATCATCACAAACCTCCCAATCCCTTTAGGACTCACCTCTCTTGTTACTGCCATATCTTCCTTGAGAAATGGTTGATTAAATAGTCAACATCTACACCGTACTCTAGAAGTCTGGCTTCAACGTCAACTGGGATAGGCTGATCTTCTAGGATCAACCGTTTAACTGTTTTTATTAAGTTAGACATAGTTTGATAGTTAATAATGGCCCTTTCATGTCTTTATCTCACAAGTGACTGAATTTATGCGAAAAAATACTTAGATCGCATGATCCCATCCAGATCTAAATTTCCCTTCTTGGGAGGTTCAGGAACTTCTTCTAATACTTCCAGGGCCGATTG